TTTAGTCAATAGGTGTGAGCGATTTATCTTACAACCAATAAACGCATTATAATATTCATCTGGTTTTAATAAACAATCTGTCTCAAACTGAAGTTTAGCTTCGTAGTAATTTAGTTCACCCTTAGTTTTACACAACCTAATTATTTCTCTATGAAATAAATCAATACCGTTTTCTTCTACTAACAACTTTACTTCTTCACTTGAACCACAATAAGTTTTCCAATCAGTTTCTACTATCTTGATTCTTTTTCTTTTCGCACCCTTTAAAGGAGGCAATCTTCTTTTTGACATCAAACCTTTTTTGCCAATATATAACTTATTATTTTTCGTGTTAGTTATTATATAAACAAAACCAAGATTGTCATCTATCATATCACTTGTAAATGGTTTGCCGTTATGATACCAAGTCATTCAAGTCCAACTTGAGTCCAATCAAATTCATCAAAACCTTGATCTCTAGGTAAAGATACTGCATGAGCTTTAACCTTACCCTTACTATTAATATCGTTAATAAGAACTCTACCACTATCAGCAAATCCCATGAGTAACATATCATATGGAATACCAACACGTTCTAGTTCTGCAACTGTTCTAGTTCGTTGACTTTCTCTGCGGCCTGTAATGATTATAATTCTACAACCATCTACTTCCCACTGTCTCATTCGTTCAACTGTGCCTGGCAATGCAACATGGTCTTCTTTACCACGTTCATCTAATGGTTTATCATGTAAGTAATTTAATAGAGTGCCGTCAATATCACATATTATTGTTTTCATTATTTTTTACTTTCAATGTCTGTTTACCTGATAAATATTTGGGAACAGGAGGCCCTTCCATCTTAATTTCGTACCAATGTTTCAAACGATCTATCTTAATTTCGTACCAATGTTTCAAACGATCTATTATTTTTTTCATATTTCCTCTTTAGTCATATTATATAGGGTATGTTATTAAGCATTTAAAAGTTTTATGTTAGTTACTACAACTATTCTCAGTTCATCTGTTTCTTTTTGAACAGGAACTTCGTGTTGTAATGTTGCTGGAAATATTATCATATCATCTTCAACAGCTGGATAGTCATAATCACCATACAAATATGAATTTGATAAATGTGATCTATCTGCAATATTATACTGTTCGTTCATTATTTCTCTACCAAATAAACCAGTAGGGCTACTATTTACAAACCGTAAAGAACTATGTTTCTCTGGGTTATAATTGATATAATGAGTGCAAGAAAAATCATACTCTGGATGAGTATGAGCTTTCATGTATTGACCTGTTTTAATTGCTGTGTAGTTAACAATGTTCCAGTGGAAATTAAAAGGTTTATTACTAATAAAACCATCAGTATGAAAGAACCTATCAAAAGTTTTTTGATAAACTTCCTTTAGTTTACTATAGTTGATATCTATAAACTTTTCATTTTCCCAATCGCCATAGGGATGGTGGAGATTACTAGAGCCCCACTCATTCCTATTGCTATCTATCTCATAATTTTCTGTTATGTCACTGACTATTTTTTGTTTATCATAAGAATCAGGGTTAATCCTAACATTATATACAGGAAAACCAAATAATGTTCCACTCAACTATTCTTCCTCATTATCATAACCTTGAAGTTCTACTTCATCTTGAAGCTCTTCTTCTGTTAGAAATTCTCCACAAAAAGTGCAATATTCCATAACATAATACATATCATTCATGTTATGGAATATTTTATATTCAGCTTCACATTTTTCGCATACTATAAGTTTCATGTATTAAATCTCACAACCACCAGCAACACAAGCTAATTCTTGAGAGCCGATAGTCATGTCTGTTAATTCGTAATCTGAAAGTTTAGACCAATCAATTTCTTTTGGCATATTATTTAATAACAAATCAAACTCCTCTTTTTCAATGTCTTGGTAGGGTGCTTGTTTATATGTATGTTCGCTGAATGGAAGGAAGCTGACACCACTCATCATATCAAAGTTGTCATATACCCACGCACCAACAGCTAACCACTCTTCCTCTTTAACAGAGATGGTTACAGAGGGTTTATGTTCACACCAATGTTCTTGGTATATTTTCCACAACTTCAATTGATCAATAGCACTCATGTCTGTACGAAAAACTGCATCCTTATGAACACTCATAGGAAAAGAGAATACTGCTGTGTGACTAGGATTCATAACATCATCTTCTACAGGGAAACCCATATCAGTCATCATCTTAGTAAGTGGGTCTTTCTTGTCTCCACGTACTGTACGAACATAAAAAGGATTATGTCTTGCATGAATACCAGAAGCTGCATCAACTAACTGACTTACTGTACCAGATGGTTTAACACAAGTAACTGCAACAGATTGATTGATACCAATTTTCTTTGCAAACTCTTCATTAGTCCTAACTGCTTCGTTTCGTAAGTCTTGCAATATTGCTGGTAATGCATGATCCAATCCCTTACCGTTAAGTAATTTATTGTCCATGATACCAGTAAGAGATACTCCTAAAAGTCTTTCTTCTTCACAATTATTTCTCCATACAGAAGATACATATTTGAAGTTAACAAGCGTAGCCTGTATTGTACCAAGAATTGTAGCAAGTCTAACTTTTTCTAAAAGAGTTTCGCGTGTATCAGTAGGACGAACTACAACCTCAGATAGATTGCAAAACTCTCTGCTACGCAAAATAATTTCTGAACAGGGGTTTGTTCCAAAGTCATGTTCTGCATTTCTGCGGCCGTTCTTTGCAGCTTGTTTCATTGCACTTTCACGATTGAAAATACCACGTTCACCAGACTTAGAATCATAAAGAGACTTCCACTCATCCATGAATGTACCAATATCTGGTTTTTCTGTGTAACAAGCACTGTTGTTTGCCAATGCACGTTGTGGTTCTGTATTCCACCACTGTCCTGTCTTAGCCTGTCTCATACGGTCATCAGAGAGGTTAGAAAGACTTATGAGCGCGCTTCTTCTTACACCCCCTACAACTACTACCTCTGCAATCTTACAAACAATATCATGACATTCCACAGATGATAATTTACGTCCTTTTGCATTTCTAAAGATATTTACTGCAAAATTGAATAAAGCCTCTAATGGTTCTGGGCCAGATGCTCTACCACCAAAGGTTTTAAGGGGAGCGCCTGCTGGACGTATCTTAGATAAGTTCCAACGAGGTATCTGTCCAATATACAACATACCAATTAATTCTTTAAGACCCTTAGCCCAACCAAGCTTAGAATCAGAAATCGTGATAGTAGTTTCTGTATCATGAAAATCATCTGCAACGTGAGGTAGTTGTGCTACGTGCTGACGTTCTACACTAAATCCTACACCAGTACCATTCATTAGAATGTAAAGGATTTCATCAAACGCATGAACACGATTGACTGCAACATAAGAACAATTATACCCTGCAATGTTCTCTCGTTTAAGAGCTTCACCAGCAGCCATAAGACACCGCATTGATGGCATCACTCGTAAATCAAGAACGGCATCTTCTAGTTCTTTTCTTAAAGTGTCACTTAAATTAAAATCATGCAATTCTTTTAAATGGTCTTTGAAGAAATCAAAATACCTTGCAACTGTTTCATCCCATGTTTCCCTACGTTTTTTTTCTGGCAACCACCTTGAGTATCGTGATAGGTGTATAAACTCTTGGTATGATGTTGGTAATTGATTACTAGGCATTTATCTTTCTCCATTCGGCAAACCTTAACTTGGCACCAGCGCCAGAAAAGGTATTGTTTTTTATGATTTCTTTTAATTCTTCTTTTGACATTCCTGATAGTATCATGTCATTAATATCTTTCTCTTTAATTATTTCTGGCCACAAGACAATACTGCAACCTTTATTAATAGTCTTTTCTATTTGTTTATTAATTTCCTTGTTTCTAGGTTCATTATCAAATATAATTGTAAAGTCTCCTTCAAGTCTATCAAAATCAGAACCACCAACTGCAAGGCAATTATCTATAAACAAACTATCCAATGGGCCTTCGCATACATAGAAGTGTTTGGACTTATCTACTTTATCCAACCCAAATATTTTATCACTATCTTTTAGTTTGATGGTGATATACTTAGGTGTTTCAATTCCAAATGCTCTCCCCTGATATGCAAATATTTCTCCTTCCTCATTACGAAACGGTATCATCAATCTTGGATGATCACCACCCAAAGAAGGAAATTTATTCGGTATTAATGTATTGGTAAATTTAAAGAATGACTCGCACAAGTAGATATCTTTGAGCGATTCTTTTGGTAGACTTCTTCGTTCAACAATTTTCCTAGCTGGATGATCTGAATTAAGCTCTGCAATGGACTTGAGAGGTTTGAAGATATCTTTTTTGCGAAAAACTGGTGCATTAAATTTAAACTCTGGTTTTGGAGTGATCGTACCTTTAGTACCACCACTACCTGTTTTATATCGTTCCATTATATAGTCTTTGTAAGTTTTAGAGTCTAGATACTCTATCAACTTACCTAAAGTAGTACCAACATCACAATTATGGCACTTGAAAAATAAATCATTTTTCTTTTGATAAACAAATCCTCTGGCTTTTGTTTTATTTTTTTGAGAATCTCCACAATAAGGACATCTAAAATTCCAAAGGGTGTTACCTTTCTTTTTGAATTTTTGAAGTTGTGGTGAAATAATGTTTAAATATTTTATGTCAATGTATGAACTCATTAACAGATATTACATCATTTGAGGAGTTTTGTCAACCCCCTATTATCATATATTTTTGTATGATGAACCCTGCAATAATTGAACCACCTATGATGATCCATCTCCAGCGTTCTAGAACTCCTACTCTACTACTTAGCTCATCTCTTATTTTTTGTATCTCTTTATTTTGTCCTAAATGTTGTAATGCTGCAGCACCCATTATTTCTTTAGTGTTTGTAGTGATACGAGAATGTAGTTCATCAATCTTTGAAGATAGTTCAGTTCTACGTTCTTCTATCTTCTGTTCTGCTTCAAAAATTGCATCTTCTTGTCTTGCAATTTTTTCTTCTTGTACGGAAAGCATACGATGGATTGAGTTGGAAACATCAGTTAATTTCTCAATTGCAACGTCCAAACGATCATGTATTTTTGCTTGGTCATGCAATTCTTTTTTGAGAAGCATTACTTCTGTTTCCAACTCAGCCATTAATTAATTACCACTTCTCATAACAGACCAGATACCCCAAGCAAGGGCGCCCCAAAGAATAACTTTGGTTAATGGTATGGCAAAGAATAATACTGCTACAACGGCTGCAACAACTATTACTCCTTGATGAGTAGAAGCTTCACCTATTCTATCTGAAATAAAACTACTTATCATATTAATCTCCTTTTTCTAATTTTATGACTCTGGCTTCAAGTTCGTTAATCTTTTGATTAACATGGGGATATTTTTTCTTCCAATTCTCTTCATCT